CTTATAAGGATAACGATTCCCTAGACCCAAGGATTGTAAAAACGATTGAAGCGCGCAAAAGTAACAAGAACTGGTGGCGTGTATATGGATTGGGATTACTAGGTGAAGCCGAAGGTAGGATATTTACTGACTGGCAGATGATTGACAAAGTACCCCATGAGGCTAGACTAGAGCGCAATGGAATGGACTTTGGCTACTCTAATGACCCTTCAAGCATAGTAGCGATACATAAGTATGATGGTGGGTTCATCTTAGATGAGATATTGCACCGCAAGGGTATGAGCAACAAGCAACTGGCTGACACCCTACTTAACGCAAGTAATACCCTAACAATAGCTGATAGTGCCGAGCCTAAGAGTATTGACGAGATACGAAGCTATGGGGTAAACATCCTCCCATCGCAGAAAGGGCAGGGTAGTGTGCTTCAGGGGATACAGTATGTCCAAGACCAAAGGATCAGCGTAACCAAGCGCAGTTTGAACATCATCAAGGCATATCGTAACTACTTATGGGAAACTGACAAAGAAGGTAAGATCATCAATGTACCCGAACATACCTTTAGTGATGCAATGGATGCCGTTAGGTATGGACTAGAGAGCTTAAAGCCGACCGAGGATGTTGTGGATTTACCAGATGATACTGCTATGTTTAGTGAAGAAGGGATTTATTAGCTTATAATGAAATATGGGATGATTTTTACTTGGTGGGAATTTAACGGAAAGAGAAAAAGACTACCTAGGGAGATAGTTTTTACTAAATATGGTGGGATTGACCGAAGGTACAAGTTTAACAAGGAGTTTCTTAAAAACAAGAAATGGAAGTACCGAGACCCTGTTTGGGAGATGTATGCCCCTAAGATAGTAAATAGTGTTTTTGAGCCGAATATAATGTTAGAGCAGTTAATGAAGAAATGAAGTACGATCTAGTAATTAAAGAACACAATGTTAAGCCACATCTAGACCTAGAGAACGATATTAGAGCCAGGAAGGAGGGTTTATTTACTTTCGTATTACGAGTGAACAACGGATTTATTACTGATTACAACTTAATGGAGAATGTAGATGCTAAAAGAAAATATCCTGGAGTTGAGGAAGTTATTAGAGGAAAACTTGCCTCTTCATCTAATAATTGAAAGAGAGATTGAACAATCGCCTTACGGGCAAATGACCTTTAATGTTACTATTAAGGGCGGTAGGGCTGATCTAAAGACTCTAAATATAGTTAAAAGCAGAAGAAGGAAATATAAGATGCCAAAGGCAGAAGAACTTGACAGAATCTAGCAGTCATGTTAGTCTTTTGCTAGCTTAAACACTTAAGTTGGTGTGGCGCTCCCAGGTGGGGCGCTTTTTTAATGAAACAATGAAGAAACAAGAGAAAAGAAACGAAATCCTAACAAGAAAAGAAGCCGCTTATAATTATCTCCGAGAGAAAAGAGTTTTATGGGACGATCTAGAGAAACTATTCCACAATCAGTTAGCTGGTTCAATAACCGAGCAAACTAAGTCCCAAGTCTTTGATCCCAAACTTACTACCCTAACACTAGAGCGAGGCTATCGAGTTATGGCGCAACTCCCTACTGGTAAAGTAAGGGGTATGTCCAAGAACGATACCAGCGCTTCTCACTTAATGAACCTAGTATTAGATAAGTATGTACTTCCCCACGCTAACGCTCAGTTTGATTTCCTCACTAAACTCCGAATGATTGATATTTACTCCAATGTATATGGTAACTTCTTTGCCATGGTGGATTGGGATATTAAAGCAAACGACTATATCGGGCCTGATCTTTGGATGCTCAACATCAGGGATGTATTCCCTCAAGTAGGAGCGGTATCCTTAGAGGACTCTGACTATGTTATTGTGCGAACCTGGCAGCCCTTGAGCTGGTTTGAGAGTAGAGCTAAGAAGAAAGAATACAAGAATATGTCTAAGGTTATCGCCAAGTTGAAGGATAAGACTGGTTCTAAAGATTCTAGGAGTAGTAACGATATATCTAAAAGAGAGTCATCACAATACCCTGAGTCAATCGCTGCTAACAAAGCAGGATACTTTGAGGTTCTAACTCAATATGAAAGAGATAAGTGGACTGACTTTAGTGTAGATGCGGACTTAGTATTTAGAGAGCAAGACAATCCTCACGAGAACGGAGAACTGCCTGTAGTATGCAAGTATTCTATTCCTTTAATAGATGACTTCATGGGAATGGGAGACTTTGAAAGAGGGCGGTCAATGCAGAATGTAACCAACTCAGTGTGGAATCTTTACTTAGATGCAGTTAAGATGTCTATCTTCCCACCTGCTTTAATTAACAAGGACAATATCGCGGCAATGAGTTCAATCAAATGGGGAGCTGCCGAGAAGTGGCTAGTAAGAGGACAGGTAGACAACGCCGCTAAGGTCTTAGATTTAAACCCCAAGGGGATAGCTACCTTTAACAACACCTACAATATTGCTAGTTCAGCCTTACTCAATATGTTCGGCACTACCGACACCACAGTAACCGCAGAAACAGAGGCGGGATATGGTAAGACACCACAAGCCTTACAGATGCAGCAAACCAGAGAGAACACCAGAGACAACGCTGATCGTTTCTATATGGAGCAATTCTTAAAGAAGGTCATGGTAAAGATGGTCAACCTTATCAGCAAGAAGCAGTCTAAGGCGATTACTATTAGGCTTTTTGAGGACGAGATTGCCGACTTAAAGAGAGTCTACCCCGAAGCAGATGAGGATTATAACGAAAAGACTGGTAAGTTATCTATCAACACAGGCAAGACGGGATCAATCCTTTACGACTACGAGATGGTATCAGGTTCTACCTATGCAGTAGACCAGAAGAGCCAACAAGAGAACTTAGGTCAACTATTACAGTTATTTATTCAAAGCCCAGAACTTGTTCAGGTCTTGAGCCAAGAGGGATATACCCTAAAGATAGGCGAACTATTTAAGAGGATAGTTGCCAGCTCAGGGATTCAGGATTGGGACAAGATACTAGAGGAGAAAACCGACGAGGAGATGGCTGATGATACCTTGGCAGCAGACAAGGAACGACTCATCCAGGCGGTACAGCAGTTTGAGATGAACCAAGTGCCACCTCAACCTCAAGGACAACCTCCAGTACAACAAGGGCCACCAACAGGAGGACTAGATGAGCAGCCCCAAGCCTAGTAAGTTCATTAAGATAGAGCAGTTTGTTCGGGAGAAGGAGCCAAAGATAGCTCCTAAGGACGAAGAGATAGTTATGGCTAAGTTTGCTAAGAGTGGTGCTTGGAAGGTTCTAAAAGACTATATCAACGATTTACTTATTAACCTAGAGACCTTTAATGAAGTAGCAATTAGCAAAGGCTCGCCCGTTGAAGAGATTGGTAAGAACGCAATAGTTATAAGTTTAGCTAAGGGGATCGTTTACAAAGTGTTAAATAAGGTAGAAGATGCCGAAGAAGCAAGTAGAGGAAAATGAAGAAGAGGTACTTAACTTTGAAAGACCAGATTTCAAGTTTGTGCCGAAAGGTAACCATGAGTGGCGGCAACAAGGCCCGTACATTATATGTAAAAGTTGTGAACTTCAGCACGGGATTTGGATTGGCACTGAAAAAAGGCTTGTTGGACTTAAAGAAAATGGTGAACCGATCTTAGAGGATTTGTAATTGGGGGATTTCGGGCAGGAGTCTCCCAGCTACAAGCCCTTCCAGGCTTGGGGTTCTCGCATAACCCGTTAATCGGTGCGTAAGAAAGGAGAATCATCATGGATGATACTCAAAAGGAAAAGGCGTTACAAGAGGACATTGGTGGAATCCCAGTACCATCGCCAAGTACAGAAACATCAACTGAGGAGGCTGTTGAAGTAGAGGAGGAAGCGCAAGCTGAACCCAAAGCGGAGGAAGCCAAAACAGAGGAAGGTTCCAAGAAGGGAGCAAGCAATCGGATTAGGGAGCTTAATGCAAAGAAGAAGCTAGCCGAAGCACGAGCTGAGGAGGCTGAAACAAAAGCTCAATCGTTAACCGAAAAACTTGGGGAATTGATGACTCCAATAGAGTCTGCACCTGCTAGTCAGGAGCAATTTAAACCCAAAGTTGAGCCTGGAGCCGAAATTAGTCTTGATGACTATAAGCGGGATGTTACTTTAACAGCCCAGGGATTAGTCAATTTAGAGCTAAGGAAGGAACGGGCGATCAATAGAATTGATAAGGAGGCGACAGAGGTTGTTTCTAAGTATCCTGAACTTGATCCTGATAGTGACTCTTTTGACAGAGAACTTTCCGACACTATTACCGAGGCGGTTGAAGCCCATGTAAAGGCTAGCCCGTATACTGCATCAGTGAAGAAATTCACCGCAAGACTGATGAAACCCTACCAAAGGGCGGTAAAGAAAGAGGCAGGAAAGGTTACTGAAAACGTTGCCAAGCAAGCATCAGAGACCGCTGCAAGGCCTACCTCAGTAAAAGGCGGCGAGAAGAAATTTGAGGAACTATCTGAAGAAGAGATGGAAGAACGGTTAGGGATAGTCTACTAGGATAAGTTCGGGCAAGTAAGGATGCCAAAACGACTTGGCTATTAGCATAGCTTTAGAAGTGAGGTGAATATAAAATGACAGTAGGTATAGGCGGAACTGGGTCGGAAAATGCCAATGTCGCAACGACTGGTGGATTGGTTCAGGAAATTAGCACATATTATGAGCGAGTTTTCTTGAAGAGAGCAGAGTATGAGTATGTCCTAAAAGAGGGCGCTCAAATTCGGACTCATCCTGATGGTGAAGGTCATTCTGTAAATTTTACACGATATGATCCTTTGACTATCATCACCGATAATATTGGCGAGGCTTCCAACCCTGTTACTTGTGCGATTACAGCTTCAACTGTAACCATGACTCTATCTGAGTATGGTTTAACAGTGAACACTTCTCGTTTTCAATCCTTAGTATCAATAGATGCAGGAATGAAAGAGAAGATTGCTTTAGTTGGTCAAAATATGGGAGAAACATTGAATCGTTTAGTTCGTGAGGAACTAGCAAACGGTACTTCGTACTACCCCAATGGCCATTTTGTAAGCTCAATCGCAGCTGGCGATGTTTTGGATTCTTGTAACATCAGAATGATGGTACGAACTCTAGAACTCAATAAGGCTCGGAAATACCAGGATGGTATGTATATGGGTAAAACCGATTCTTACAGCAAATATAAATTACTTGGCGACACGGTGTGGATCGCAGCAAAGGAATACTCCGATGTAAAGGATTTATATAAAGGTGAAATGGGTGAACTCTACCAAGTACGTTGGATGTTGAATAAAGATTTGGCTTCAGGAATTGAAGCTCAATCCACGGCTGCATCATTAGTGAACAGATACTGGACTTATGTCCACGGAGCTGACGCACTAGGATGTTACGACTTGAGTAAAGATAAACCTAAGCTGTACATTCTACCTAATTTGATTGATTCTAATTCCCCAGCAGGGCGTATTAGTAAAATCTCCTGGGCAGGGTCTTACGCAACTAAGATTCTTAACAGTAATTGGGTATTAACAGCACGGTTCACAGATAACTAAGTTGTTTGTCGGGGGATGACCTTATAACATCTCCTGACTTTATAAGGAAACAACATGGATACAAGAAAAAACGATTTGGAAACATTAAGAAGAGATCATCGCAATACGCGAGACCCTAAACTGCGCAAGATAATGGAGAGGGCTGGGGAGAGGATCAGTAAGGAGTCTGGGGTGATTAGAGACATGAGGAAGAGCTTAATTAGGGAGAAGAGGGCTGGTAGAGATGATAATGTTAAAGAGATTAGGGAGGATGTATTTAAAAATGACAAGTACCAAAACGAGCGACACTAGTTTTAGAGCTAAAGCAGAACCAGCGGCACCAGAGGTTATGCCAAAGGGAATAACACCTGATCGGAGTGCTGACGAGGGTAAAAGAGAAGAAGTGCCTTTTACCGATTATAAGGGGGAACACCACCATCCTTATACTGTAGACTACTTTAAGCTGGGAGAGACTTGGGATGATCCTACGGGGGGTTTCCCTAAAGAAATTGGTTTGATTGAAAGTTATTTAAAAGATAAAATAGAAAGAGGTGAATTACTAAATGAAACTAAAGAAGTTGAAAAGCGTATTAAAGAAATGGAAAAAGTGGCTGGTGTTAAAGATGAAAGCCGTAAGATCGTTAAAATTGAAGCGTTAGCAGGATATGTTAAATTTTTAATGGGTACCGATGAAACCAAATACAAGGTAGAACACTATGGCAATAACTAAGGCAGCAGACAAAATAAATAAGACACCGCAGGAGATGCAGAATCTCGGCTTTGACACTGAGTTTAATCTTCCGACAGTAGAGGCTTTGGTTTATAATTCATCTACTGGGGGGATGGATAGAATGGTTCAGTCAATAGACCTGGTACCAACTGCCTTTGACTATATTGCTTTGACTTATGTAGCTGCTGGTAATGGAGTTGGAGAGGTTGAAACTGCTATTTTTAAAACAGGCGGTTCAGGGGGGACTACGGTTGCTACTTTAACGCTGACTTACAATGCCAGCAATGAGGTTGCGACTGTAACCAAAGCATGAGCTTAGTTTTTAATCCGATTACTGCGAAATTTGATGTAGTTCGTAGTAAGTCATTCTTAGACACCAGATATGTCAATGTAACGGGCGACAATCTTGAGGGAAATCTAACTGCGGATGCTGGAGTGTTAATAGATGGTTATGATGTCTCAGTAGAGTTTGCCTCTATTGATACTGGAATAGATGGGGGGGCATTCTAATGAAAAAGATATTTATCAAACTTACTAGATTTATGACCAAAAGCAACAGAGTTCTTTGTAGCTGGAAAAACATTAGATGGAATAAGCCAACATTTAGAAAGTTTATCTCCAATGTATCCCATACAAAAAAGATAGTCGCAGTTTACCTGAGTACCAGCAAGTCCAAAGGAAAACTTATAGTTGGCAAGACGAGAAGATTTAACATTAACTCTTTTTCCATCCCACATAACATCAAAAGGTTGTTCAGCCTTAAATCTTTTATTAACTCTTGTAGAGCCAGTCAATATTTTAACCGCTTCTTTCTCAGCCTTCATTCCCTTATAAACATTAGTTTTAGTATATTCACTTCTTGTCTTAGATTTGCGAGAACGTTTGTTTTCTTTAGAAAGAACAATGAGTCTGTTGCGAGATTTGTATCGCCTTTTATTCTCAAGGAGAGTATCTTTCTTCTCAATAGCTATCCATTTAGAGTAACATTTTTTACAAAACCCATGTCCAGAATGAGGGACAGATTTAGTTCCACATTTGAAGCATTGTTTATGTTTAATAGACCACATAATTATAGTATATCAATGACAGGTCAATATGTCAAGTAAAGTAACTAAAATACAAATTAAGAGGGGGTTGGAAGCAAACCTACCAACATTATCTGCTGGTGAGCCAGCTTTTACAACTGACCAAAAGAACTTCTATGTTGGAGATGGAACATTAAATCAGCGTTATTTGAAAACAACGGGCGACACCATGACAGGGCCTTTGGTTATCACTCCGACAGCAGACTCCACTACTGCTATTCAAATAAACAAAGCAGATGGTTCTACTAATGTTCTTAATGTAGATACTACTAATGCTAGGGTGGGGATTGGGACAACTAGTCCTGAAGAATTGTTTGATGTTACAGGAACCCTTGGAAGTGTTCAGATTACTTACCATGGTAATTACCTTTTATTCACTAGAGATTCTACAAACTATATTTCGGCAACGGGGGCATCAGCGGCCTTAAGCCTTGGTGCTGGAGGAAATGCAACTGACCTACAGATTCTTTCAAATCATGATGTACACATAAACAACGGTAACCTTGTTTTAAATAGCAATTGGCTTTCTGGAGATGGGGGGGACGAAGGGCTGGCAGTAGATAGTAGCGGCAACGTCGGCATTGGGACGACGGGGCCGAGTACCATACTCCATGTTAAAGCGACCAATCCTGAATATAGACTTGAGAGTACAAATGCTTCTAATTATAGGGTGGGTTTTCGTTTAAAAGCGGCAAATGGTAGTGATTGGATGTTCGGAACATCTTATACTAATGATACAACAAATTCGTTTTTTATTTCGTATTGGGGAAGTAATGCGTTTCTTATAGCACCTACGCTTAACATTGGCATCGGAACACGGGCTCCCCTTTCAAAATTAGGTATCCTTGGGAATCTATCAGTAGGAGGAACATATGGGGCAGTGGCTGCGCCAGCCGGTGGAATGATAATAGAAGGCAACGTCGGCATTGGGACAACGGGGCCTGATGTAAAACTAGAAGTATTTGGGAGTACAGGATTAAAGATTAGTTTTGATGCTACTGACAATACAACCCTAGTAACCGATACTAATGGGGACTTGACGATAACACCTAGTGGAACAAAAACCATCTTGGCAAGCGGCTTAACTTTGAGTGGAGCTGTTGTGGCAACCCCTGATGCGATAACGGCAACAGGTGAAGGGGTAGCGGCTTCTATAGTAACTGTAAACACTGAAGTAACCACTAACGATGATAATGACCTTGACAATGTAACTTTAGCCAATGGCACATCAGGGCAGATTAAACACATCTATTGTGTGGCTTCTTTTGCAGGTGATACTTGGAAGATAACCCCTGCTACCCTGTTAGGAGGAACTCAGATAACTTTTGGTGATAATTCTGTAGGAACTGGCTGTACATTGACATACGCTGATAATGAGGGTTGGATTATAATAGGAAATAACGGGGGAACAATAGCTTAGAAAGGAGAAAATATGGATAAATATGTATATGAATCACAAGACGAGAAGCCATTAGATGAGAAGGTTATCGTTAAAACATTTAGCTTAGCTCAAGAGGAGAAGTTCACTATCAAGCAATTAGAAGATAAAATTGTTAGAATAGAGGAGCAGAAAGATAATCTTGATTTGGAGATAGTTAAGACTCAAGCAAAGATAGACGAAGCAACAGCAGCGTTATCAATTAAATAAAAGGAGAGAATAATGTCTAAAGACAAAGTTCAGCCTAAAAAAGAGAAAGCATATAATGCTCAAGATTTCGCAAAAGAATACGAAGCTCTGTGCCAAAAGGGCTTTCAAATAGTGGCTAATCCTGCATTGGTGGCAACAAACCACGGCTCATACGAGATCGTTGTTCGCCTTCAAGTAGGACAAACACCAAAACAAGAATAGTGTTATAATCGGTTAGAAACTTAGGAACTTAGGATGAAAGAATATATAACAGGAGCCAATGGCTTTGTTGGTAAACATCTGGTAGAGAAGGTGCCAGGTGCTATTACTATTCCTCACGAACAAATTCTCTCAACTAACCTAGAACCCTTTAACCGACTATTCTTCTTATCAACCTTTGGCAATATGTCTTTTCATGATGACCTTGATGCTATTATCCGCGCCAATCTACTAGACTTGGTATTCCTTAGTTCACAAGCTAAGTTTGTAGGCTTTAAGTCGTTTGTTTATGTCAGCACCTCATCTGTTAGACTGCCGAGACAGACCATGTACTCTAGAAGCAAAAAGGCTGGGGAAGAGATCATGCTGGGTATGGCTGAGAACACTGGAATGTCTTTCTGTTCGGTAAGACCTTATTCTATCACTGGCGTGGGTGAACAAAAGAAACACTTAATCCCTAAACTTATTAACTCTTGTCTAACGGGTGAACCAATGGACTTTGTACCAAGCCCTGTACATGACTTTGTTGATGTGGAGGATGTGGTTGATGCACTACTTAACTTATCAGAAAACGAAGCTAGGGGAGTATTTGAGGTTGGCACTGGTGTAGGGTACTCAAACGAAGATGTTAAAGAGATAGTAGAGTCGGTTACTGGGAGGAAGGCCAAAGTCAATTATGTACAAAACATGCGCGATTATGATACGGAAGATTGGGTGTGTAAGAACTATCGGGCAAGGAGTTTTGGTTGGTTGCCCACAAAGTCGCTTGAAGATTCAATTAGAGAGATGGTAGCTATCAATGAGAACTAAGCTAGAGAAGAGATGCCTGGAATTGTCTTATGAGAACAAACTATCCCACTTATCCTCGGTATTAAATTCGGTAGACATTATTGACCATATTTACAACACTAAAAAGAAAGACGATGTATTTGTATTGGGAAACTCCCATGCTGCCGTAGCCCTCTATGCGGTCTTAGAAAAGAATAAACTAGCCAACGCTCAGGATTTGGTAGAAAAGCACGGTACGCACGCTTGTAGGGACTTAGATAACGGTATTTGGGTATCAGGGGGTAGTCTAGGACAGGCAGAGACTATTGCGGTGGGTTTAGCAATAGCTGACCCCACTACCAATGTGTATTTGCTAACTTCAGACGGAGCTTGTACAGAAGGGGCAATTTGGGAGTCTTTGGGACTTGCAAGGGAGATGGAAGTTGAGAACCTGAGAATCACAGTAGTAGCTAACGGACATGGGGCTTATTCTAATATAGATGTGGAAGATTTGGACTCAAGGTTAAATGCCTTCTATCCTACCCTAGTAGTAAGAACTCACATGTTTGAATGGCCTGACTGGCTACAAGGAACTGCTGGACATTATGTGGTTATGACAAAGGAACAATACAAGGAGGCACTAGAGTGAAAGACTGGCACCCATCAATGAGAGGTTGGTTTACTGGAGCCTTACTGGAGATTATGAAAGAGAATAAGAGAGTTGTGCTGATTACTTGCGACTTAGGCTTTGGACAGTTTGACAAGATACGAGATGAGGTTGGGTTGCAGTTCTACAATGTAGGAGCAGCAGAACAGGCAGCTTTGGGCGTGGGTATCGGGATGGCCATGAAAGGCAAGATACCGATAGTGTACTCAATTACCAACTTTGTACTTTATAGACCTTACGAGTGGATTAGGAACTATTTAGAACACGAACAAATTCCTGTGAACCTAGTAGGTTCGGGTAGAGACAACGACTACTCACATGATGGCTGGACTCACCAATGCCCTGATGCCAAAGCTGTAATAGATACCTTGCCCAATGTTAAGCAGTTTTTCCCAAAGACTAAAAAAGAAGCAGCGGAACAATTAAAAGTTATGCTCGGAAACGGGAAACCAAGTTTCATGAGTTTAAGGAGGTAAAATGCTAGGCGCACTATATTATCCGAAAGGAACAAAGAAAGAACCGATTGATTTTGATAGCTTATTTATTCCCTATATATACAAGGAAATCTACTTAGATGGGCTTTACATAGACATCTTCAACACTAAGAAAAACATGGTGGTTTTGGATGTGGGGGCGAATATTGGAATCGTTACTGATTACATGAGGCCTTTCTGTAAGAAGATTTACTCCATAGAACCCTCCAGTGAACACTTTGAGGCTCTTAAAAAGAACAAAGAGTATAACGAGTGGGAGAATGTGGAGCTCTTTAAAATGGCAATCGCTGACAAGGATGGGGAGATGGATTTGAATCAGAATCATAATAATCGTACTTGCCATTCTCTGACTAATGTTGCTGGAACTTCTAGTACCGAAAAGGTTAAAACAATGCGCTTAGACACTTTTTTTAAGAAGAATAATATTACGAAGGTAGACTTTATGAAGTTTGATGTAGAAGGCGCGGAGGACATGATTCTTAGGGGTGATGGGTTTAAGAATGTAGCTGACAAAATTAGTGCTTTAGAGGTAGAGTTTCACTATCCTAATTGGCAAGACTTGGTTAAATATTTAATAGAGATGGGTTATAAAGCCAGGCGCTACGAGTGTTCGGCTGTAGTCTTGCTCTTTACAAGATGACAGTATACATAGCTGATAAACAAGAATTGAAGGACAATGTTGAGGTTGGTAATTATGTGGCTATTGCTGGAGGGGTTCACTTTCATTATAAGGATCAGCACCCATACACCATGCATCACGAAGTAGTTGCTCTTTTCCCATTTGCTGAGTTGGCTGGTTTAACTCAATATTATGGGTGTGGGGATCGGGGGGATATAGAGATTGGTAATGATGTGTGGATCGGCAGAGAGGCGAAGATACTGGATGGGGTAAAGATTGGCAACGGAGCGATTGTTGCTGCTTATAGTGTAGTAACCAAGGATGTTCCTGATTATGCTCTAGTCGCTGGAAACCCTGCTAAGGTTAAGAAATATAGATTTGACAAAGAGACTATAAATAGGCTAAACGAGATAAAGTGGTGGGATTGGGAAAAGGATAAGATAGCCGAGGCGGTTGAAGATTTTAAAGACATAAAGGAGTTTATTAAGAAATACAAATGAAAACCGCCTTTTTTACTTTGGCTTCTGACGACTACTACTACCCAGTAGGGACTCATGTGTTAATCAACACCTTTAAAAGATTCCACCCTGACATTGATTTGATAGTCTTTAGGCAGGATATGATTGACAAGGTCTTTGCTGAGAAGAATATCAACTTCTACATGGCCAAACCTACCTTCGCCAAGTTACTTACCAAGAAGTATGACCGAGTGGTGAACATAGATGCAGATACTATCATCTTGGCTCGCTTAGATGAAGTCTTAGATCAAGACTATGAGGTTGGGACAGTTACCAACTTCAACGATTACGAGAACGCCACTTTGTCTGACATTAAAGAAGAGGACTACTTACAAGCAGGATTGGTCGCTTCTACCAATAAGAAGTTCTGGGATATTTGGGAAGAGGCTAATAAAGAGGCGATGAAGTATCTAAGGCAAGAGAACGATGTAATGAACATGATTTGGTACAAACACCCCGAAGTGATGAAGATGAAAAAGGTGGTCTTTGACAAGAAGAAGAACTATCTAGGATGTAAGTCTTTAGGGCGCGAGGGAGAGTTCTACCTAGAGAAGAAGAGGGTAATGTGCCGAGGAGAACAAGTTAAAGCCTACCACCACGCCAAAGGAAGGCCAGCCTTACCTAAGTTAGTAGTAGAAGAAATGGGCTTTACTTATGATGTTGCTACTTATATGCGGTATCTAGCTAGTTCAGGAGTAACGGAGGTATATGGGAACATATAAGCCATATACTGTTTGCATGCCTCCTTTTGATCCAGTCAGCGGAGGAATTAGGGTAATGTGGGGACTTTATGGCTGGTTATTAACTAAGGGTCAGGTTGTTTACGCTAATGCTAAGTACGACACTCCCTCAATCGCTATCTACCCAGAGATTTATCACGGCAATCCGGCAGGATCAGAAACAGTAGTAAGATACATTCTTAATAAACCAGGAATAATGGCTTCTGGTGGAGTTCCTGGTCCAATGGAGTTTGAACCTACTGATCTAGTCTATGTTTTCTCCAAGATTTACGATACCTTTGGTGTAGATAATGACCACTTAATGTTTCTTCCTATTCTAAACACCAGCCTTTTTAAAGATCAGAGGCGCAAGAGAACCAAGAGATGTGTTTTTGTAGGCAAGGGACAAGACATTCCCTTAAAAGAAACCAAGGGACTTGAGAGAGTTGATCGTGGTTTAGCTATGGATCAGGGGAGATTAGCAGACTTCCTTAACGAGTGCGAAGTGATGTACTCTTTTGAGAACCCAACAGCCATGAATGAGATTGCTAGATTATGCGGATGTAAGGTAGTTTTCATTCCTGAAGGAGCTACCCTTAAGTACACCAAAAAGGAGCTTGACACCCTATATGAGCCGACAGGGCATGGGATTATATGGGGACTAGGCAATGATGCTAAGTTTGACTCTAAGTTGTTCCGCGCGCATTACATGGGATTAAAAGATGAGTTTAGCCTTAAATTAGATGTTTTTATAAAGGAAACCCAGCGTGCATAAAGTATTCGCACTCCCAAGCCATGCGGTAGTAGAACGAACCTCGGGAGTAGACTTTGCTCGTGTAATCCAACCCATGCAGCATTTAGACAAAGAGAAGGACTTTAAGATACAACTCTACGACCCTAAGCTAAACGACAAGTTAGATTGGGTTGAGCTTATTCCCCAACTTGATATTTTGTTT